ACATATGCAAATAGTTCTTCAGAGGCTGCGGCAAAAGAGAAAAAGAAAAATGAAGAATTAGCTAAGTCTAAAAAAGTTCAGGAAGAATATAATGCGAGAATTAAAGAAAGTTCTAATTTATTTGCAGGTCAAATATCAGGGTTCATATCTTTAACCGCACAAATAAAGGCATCTTTACCGGGTTCTAAAGAGAGATTAAGTTTAATCAAACAAAGTAATGCCACTTATGGAACAACAATTAAAAATCTAAAAGATGAAAAATTCTTTCAAGATCAAGTAACAAAGTCGGTTTCTGACTACATTGCCTTTGCCCGTGTTAAATTTAGATTACAAGCAAATGAAAAGGCAATTGAGGCTGAATTTTCAAAACAAGAAACAACAATAGCAAAGTTATCAGGTTCATTGGGGATATTAAATACGGCTCAAAAACAATATATACTAAACTTTGCAAGACAAGTTCAAGCAGGAAAAGAGGTTGTTGGTAATTTAAACCTTTTAGATGCAGGACTTTTTGGTCAAGGAAAACAATTTCAAATATTACAAAACGATGTATTTGATTATTTAGGTTCAGTTAGAATTTCAAATGATGTTATTGAGGGATATGGAACAACAATTAATGCTTTAAATAAAGAAATAAATTCAACATCAAATGCCTTATTTAAAGCGGCTGATGCCACTAATAATCACACACCCGCAATACAGAATAATATTGACCTATCAAATAAATATGCTGACGCACTTGAGAAAATTAAATCTGAAATTAATAGGCAAATTCAAGCAGAAGAAGAACTTGAAAAAATAACTACAAATAGAATTGATAATGCTCAAGACAAAGAAAAACAATTACTTAAAGATCAATATGGTGATGAAAAACAAAAACTAATTGATGGTTCAATTGCAAGAGAAATTGCTGCATTCGAAGAAAAATTTAAAGCTCAAGGAAAATCACGAGAAGATTATGATAAAGGTGTTGCAGAAATAAAAGCCAAAGGTGATGCTAACTTACTTGAAAGTGAAAAGAAATTACTTGAAGAAAAAAAGAAATTCTTAGAAGAAGATTTAAAAAATATTGATGATAAGTATAAATTAGAGGAAGACATAACTATTCAATCAATTACTTCAATACAAGATCAAATTAAATTAATGGATCTTGAGTTTCAAAAACAACAAGAAATTATTGCAATAACAAATGGTACTTTAACTGAAGAGGCAAAACAACAGGCAATTATTAAAGTTAAGAAAAAGTATTTAGACGAAGAAATTAAGTTGATTAAACTTTCCGGTAAAGATCAACTTGATGCCTTAAAACTTCAGAAGGACAAACAATTACAGAATGAAGGACTTACTTCTGTACAAAGAACAGAAATTGAGACAAAATATAATTTAGATGTTTTAAAAATAAATCAAGATACTCAAAATAAAATTCAAGACGCAATTGATGGAACTAAAAATGTTCAAAAAACAGCACTTGAAGATTTACAATCAACTATTGAAACAATTAGTAAGTATGTTGATAAAGCGGCAGAAATATTTAGTCAATATTCTGATCTTGTTTCTCAACGAAATGAACAAAATTTTGATGCAAGACGAAGACAAATTGAGGAATTAAGTAAGATAGAAAAAAATACATTAGATGCACAATTAAAAGAGGGTCTTATTTCTCGTGAAGACTACGATAACAAAGTAATTGAATTAGAGAATCAAAAACAAGCTAAAGAAGATCAAATTGCAATGGAGTCTTTTAATAAAAGTAAAAAACTTCAAGTAGCTAATGCAACAATTCAAGGAGTACAAGCTGTATTATCAGCATATGCATCAGGATTAGCAACACCACTTATTGGACCTATAACCGGTGCTATATATGCTGCAATTGCAGGAGCATTTGCGGCAACTCAAATAGCCATGATTGCCAATCAACAATTTCAGGCAGCAGAAGGAGGTATTGTACCGGGTAATGGACCTGGTAATATTGATTCAGTTCCTTCATTATTGGCACCAGGTGAGTTTGTAATTAATTCAAGATCATCACAAATGTATCCTGAATTATTAAGTAATATAAATGAAAGTGGTGGTGGTAGAAAATTAACTCCTGATCTACCACCATCAAACTCACAAGGTATACCATCAACAGTATTCCAACAAGATAGAACACAACAACCAATTAGAGCATATGTGGTTGAATCTGATGTTAGTAGTACACAGAAACGTGTAGATAGAATAAAAAGAAGTGTTGAATTTTAATAATTACACAATATGATAAAATATGTATTTAAGGATATGAATGAACAACCTACATTATATCTTGATTTTGAAGAGGATAATATGAATGAAGGTATGGATGCTATCTCTTTTGTTGATAGTCCCGCCACAGACATTAAATGGAGGATATTTGAGACCATAGAAGATTCATATAATGACTATCCATTCACTGCCGGTGATAATGCTTGTAGAGCGTTAAGATATAAAGAAAAACATCCTGATATAGATTGTGGAACAAGAGTTGGTTGGTCAAGAGCCAATCAGTTGTGTAATAGAAGAAACATATCAGTTGAGACGATTGCTCGTATGGCATCATTCAAAAGACATCAACAGAATAAAGATGTTCCCTATGACAAAGGTTGTGGTGGAATTATGTGGGATGCTTGGGGTGGAGATACAGGAGTTGATTGGGCAATCCGTAAAATGGAACAAATCAACAAAGAATTAAGATTGTCTGGATTTAATAAACAAGAATTTAGTGATCTTAATGAGGAAAAAAGAATGGTAACATCACCAATTATGTTGGCAGAAACCCCCATTCTAAGATACAATCCTGATCTTGGTAAATATTGGGTTAAGTTTACATCTGCCACCATTGAGAAAATGATGAAAAAGTACTTCAAGGAAAACAAAATCCACAAGGTTAACACAAATCACGATCCAAGATCTCGTAAAGATGGGGTATATATGGTTGAAAGTTACATTGTTGGTGATAGAAATGAGTCAAAAGTTTTCCCTGATTTACCTTCAGGTACTTGGATGGCAACATTCTATATTGAAAATGATGAGGTTTGGGACCAAATAAAGTCGGGGGAATTTAATGGATTTAGTTTAGAAGGATTCTTCATTGAAAAATATGAAGATGATATGATCTCACGTATTGAAGAGGAGTTAGAAAGTATACTATCTTCAACTGATACAGATGATGATAAAGAATTAAAAATAAAAAAATTATTAAATATAAAATGAAAAACTTCTTATTACTTTTTACGGCGTTTATAAGTCCTTTATTACCATTGGCTTTAATCATTACTTTATTTATTGTTATTGATACTTTTGTTGGAAGATGGTATGCAAGACAAACAGGGGAATTAATAACATCAAGAAAAACAAGAATTGGATTTTGTAGAAAAACATTCTTCTACTTCTTGGTTTTAATCTGTGTGTATTTAATTGATAAATTTATCGTGAATGAAATAACAAGAAATTACATTTGGTTTGATTGGGCTTTTACAAAGTTTTTTGCCTCAATTTTAATTTGGATTGAATACACAAGTATTGATGAAAAAATTAAGTGGATAAAAGGAAAAGGATTGACAGATAGGATTGTGGACTTTGGGAAATCACTTAAAAAGATAATAGGTTTTACAAAAGAAATTAACCCAAAAAATTAATGTATTAAACAAAAAATAAACAAATATAATTAAAATTAAAATTATGAACTTAAAAACAAACATTTTATCAAAGATTAAAGAGTTGTTTGCGGAACAACAAATGATGGAGGATTACACAGCAGCAACAAATGAAATAATTCGTTGTTTAGGTGGTAGTTTGGCGGTAGGAGAAAAAGTAGCACAAGTAATTGGTGGCGTAGAAACTGATCTTCCTGACGGAAATTACCTATTAAATAATGGAAAGAGCATTAGTACTATTGGTAATGTCATCAAAGAAATAAATGAATACAGAGCCGAAGAAAATTTGGGGAAAATGAAAATGGAATCTGATGCCGCAAGCTCAGACCAAAAAGAAAAAGATCCTGCTGAGGAAAAAATGGAAGATTACAAAAATGAAATCTTAACAAAACTTATTGACGGAACAGAAGTAAGAGTCTTATCGAAAGGTGAGGCATTATCTGTTGGTGATAAAGTTGAAGTAAAAGATGCTGAAGGTAAGTTTACAACAGCACCGGCAGGAAAACATGAATTAGAAGGTGGATTGGTTATCTATTTAGATGAGTTAGGACTTATCAATGAATTAGAAACTAAAGAAACTGACGAAACTACTGAATCTGAAGAAATGAAGGTTATGTTTGAAGCAGTATCTCAATTAACTTTATTAGTTGAGGAATTAAAAAAGTCTATTTCAAATGTTAATAATGAAAACAAAGAGTTGAAAGAGAAGTTCAACAAATTTTCTACTGAACCATCAGAAAAATCGGTAACTAAAAAACAAGCTAATCTATCTAAATTCGCGGATAAAATAGAAAAGGCTAAGTTCTTCGGAAGAGGATAATAAAAATAAACTAATTAAAACTTAAAAAAAATGGCTTTAAATGTCGCAGGATTATCAGCATACGTAGATCAAGAGCGTATGGCTTTAATCAAAAAAATGATCTTAGGTGGTCGTTCCACTCAATTTTTAACAATCCAACCTGATGTAAAATCAGCAGCATCAATTAACTTGTTGTCTTCTGATTTAGTAGCACAAGCAGGTGGATGTGGATTTACAGATGAAGGTGAGACTATCTTAACTCAAAACACACTAAATGTTTGTCCTTTGAAGGTAAACGAAAGTATCTGTTTGGATACCCTTGAGCAATACTATACTCAAGCAATGATGAATCCAGGTTCATATAACACAACTATTCCTTTTGAGCAAATCTATGCTGAGGAGAAAGTAGCACAAATCAGTTCATTAATTGATACGTTAATTTGGCAAGGTAATACATCATTGACTGGTAACACAGGTTTGTGTACTGGATTTGTAAATTTAGCAAACACAACTTATTCAGGTTCAGTTGTAACAGGAAATGTTGGAGCACTTACTGCTATTACACCAGGTAACATTGTTGCAGCGGTTGATAACGCTATTGGAGTAATTCCTGTTAACATCGTAGCAATGGATGACTTGTACTTATACTGTGGTTATGACTTCGCAAGAACTTATTTCACAGCATTAAGAAACGCAAACCTTTATAACTACCCATCAGTAGAAACAGGAGCAAATGATTTTATGATCACTATCCCTTCTTCTAATGTTAAATTGGTAGCAGTTAAAGGATTGAACGGAACTAACAAATTTTTCATCTCAACTAAATCAAATTTATTCTTCGGATGTGATTTGTTAAATGATTATGAGAACTTTGAATTGTGGTATTCTCAAGATTTCCAAGAAGTACGTATGGCTTCTAAGTGGAAATCAGGTGTTAACGCAGCGTTCTGGGAATATGTTGTATACTTCAAGTTATAATATAACAAACTAAAAAAAACTTAAGGGGTGAAAGTCCCCTTTATAAAAATAAACTAAAAAATAAAATTTACATATTATGGCTTTTACATGTAATTTAACTGATGGCTACGTTTTAGGTTGTTCGTCAATAGGTGGTGTAGAGAAAGTATGGATTGGAGAATATGTTGATGATGTTGTAGTAGCACAAGATTCTTGTGGTATTATCACAGGTATAACAACAACAGGTCTTACAGTCTATAATTTTGAACAAGATATAGAACACGCAGGATTAGTTCAAACAGGAAATTATTCCAGAGAAAACGGAACAGTTTTTTACGAATCAATCTTATCAATAAAATTAATTGGTCTTGACTGCGAAGTTAGGAATAGAATGGTTGAACTCGGAAGAGCTCCATTGTTTGCAGTTATTAAATCGAATGCGGGTGATTATTACTATTGCGGATTAGAATCTTCAGGTAGAGCATCTGCTGGTGATGCAAATCTTGGAACATTACTCGGAGATATGAATGGTTTATCCCAATCTATTTCTTGGAAATCTGCCAATGGCGTTTACTTAATGAATGGAACTTTGGTTGGAACAACAATTACAGTATTGTAATCCAACCTATCTAGAGACCAATTGTTGGTCTTCTTTCTATATAAACCCCCTTTCTTAATTGATTTGGGGGTTTTTTATTACATGTCATTCTCATAAATGGTTATTATAATGTCTCCAAATACCTCATCAAATTCTTGTTGGAAACTATAGATCTGTGATTGAACATAATCAATTGGAATTTCAGGTTCATTTTCTAACATCCAATGAGAATGATTAAATAGGGACACTACATATCCTCTATCATTTAATTCTTTAATTAAGTCGTTTGTCGTCATATTTTAATTATTTCTACAAAAATACATAGATTATTTGAATTTACCAAACAAAAATCATCAAATAATATTTAATTAAAAAAAAGATGATAAGAATTCCAAATTATCAAACATCATTAACTCCGTTTACTTTATTGGAGAAGACAACTTTTCCGTTATCGGCAACCACATATATATTAGAGTTGGATGGTAAGCAACTTAATGATCAAACATTATTGTTTTTGACGGGAGATACCTCACCTAATATAAACAGATGGAATTGGTTTCCGATTGATTTAACGACATATAATTTAATTCAAGGACAATACTCCTATAAAGTATGGCAAAGTACGGGAAACACTCTCTCAATAAGTGCATTAACAATAAATGATGTTGTTGAAACAGGAGCAGCTTGGATATATTCATCTGGAACAACACAAAATCCTGTATACGAACCAACAAATCAAACTAAATATATATTTGAATAAAAAATTATGAAAGAAGAAAACGAAGAAAAAGGAATACCGGTTAAAATATTTACCTTTAATGAAGCATATATACCACCTGTGTACCGATTTGAAAAGAAAGGTGATTACCATTTCTTAAGTTGGGGGAATAACAATCAATATCCGTTATATGTATTGGAGTTATATAATAATTATGGGTCATCATTGAATAAAGCAATCATTAATAAGAAATCAAAGTTGACTGCAGGTTTTGGTCTTAAATCTATCTTGGATGAGAGATTAAGAAGATGGTGTGAGGAAAATAGAATAGATCATCTATTCAAATATCTTGCTAAAGACTTTGAATTATATAATGGATTCTGTATGGAAGTAATATGGTCTCGTGATGGTTTATCATTTGAGTTAGGATATATTCCATTACATACAATTAGAATAGGTCTTAAAGAGGAAGAGGAAGAAGCTGATTACTTTTGGTATAGTACTGATTGGGCTAACATAAAAAAACCTGAACACGAACCTGAATATATTAAAAAATATGATACTACTGATAGAAATGGTCGTCAATTGTTATATTACATTGAACCAAATCCCGCACATACCAACTTATATCCGATTCCTAATTATTCCACGGCAATAAATTGGGTAGATCTAGATTATCAAATTAGTAAATTCCATGTTAATCAAGTTCGTCAAGGATTTTCTCCATCGTTTATTTTAAACTTTGCAACAGGTATTCCAACACAAGATGAACAAAATATGTTCTTCCGTGAGTTTCAAAGGAATTATAAAGGGGCAGATGGTGCAGGTAAGATATTAATTACCTATTCTGATGGGGGTGAGTCTAAACCTGAGTTAATTCCAATACAATTAAATAATTCTGATGAGAGATTCTTAATGTTACAGAGTCAAGTTGTAGAACAAATTACAATGGCACACGAATTTCCAATATCATTAATTAGTACTGAACCTGGTAAATTGGGATCATCTGCTGAACGTAAGGAGATGATGGCAGAACTACAAATTTATTACACTACTCAACGCCAAGAACAATTGGAATATGCCTTTAATAGTGTATTGAAAGATATTGGATATACCGAACCTTTGAGATTGAAACAATACTCTGATGTGGATGAGACAGGATTATTGACCCAAGATGGAACTGAAACAACTGAAGAGGACTTAAATGTACAAGAGAAAGCACAAGCAGAACTTAAAGGATCTGTAGGTGGGGTACAAGGAATCTTATCAATCCAAACTTCGGTATCTCAAGGTATTACCACAATTGATAGTGGATCAGCAATATTAGAGTTGATCTATGGTATTCCAGCTGATATGGCAAGAAGAATGTTGGGGGAACCAAAACCAACAGACCCAACTGAAACAATAAACGAAACTAATACTATAATCTAATGTCATATACCCCTATAGTTTATTTCATATCAACAACATATCTTCGTCAGAACACCCCAATTGAGGACAATGTTGATGACGATAAGATCCTACCATATATTGTGCAGGCTCAACAGACTATTCTTCAGGAAGGAATTGGTGAAACAGGTATGAATGCATTGAATACTGCAGTTCAAAATAATACTTTGACAGTTGATGAACAAGCATTTATGAGAAATTATGTTCAACCATTGATAGCTCAGTATTCATTTTACTTAATGTTTCCACTTTTAAATTGGAAATCAACAAATAAAGCTGTATCAAAGGAATCAAGTGAGTTCTCAACACCGGCAGATTTGGATGAAATTAAATATTTAAGATCATCAATATTAGATATGAGTCAATTCTATAAGA